ATCTACAACAAAAGTTACATACTGAGCGACATCAGATGTAGTAACAATATTAAACAGGGAAGTTACAATATTGTAACTTCCCGATATGTTATCTTACAGCAATAATAGAACTAATAGTTATGTTGTTTGTAGCTGATAGAGTAAATCTGCCATTATTAAATTTTATACTAATAATAGTATTCTTATCAATAGTTAAAGAACAAGTACTTGAAACGGTATACCCAACACCATTAATGATAAATAAAAATACCGAATATTTTGCTAGTGAAACATTGTTAGGCATTATTCTATTCCAATTTAACAATGTATCTGTTGTATTAACTGAAATATTACTAGCAACTTCTACACCTAACATACCATTCGGAGCGCCACTCCCGTGAATATAAGCTGTTGTTTTTGGATATGCTCTGAATGTTCCAGTCAGTCCAGAATATACGACTTTTCCAGCTTTATAAGCAGAATTTTGAGTTGTACCCATTACGCCAATAAGCGAAACAAAGCTATAGTTTCCACTAATAAAACATCTATCAGCTAATATGTCAATACTGCTAGGGTCAATAGTGTTTAAACAAACTAAACTATTTTCTATCAAAATATTTTCTGTAGTAGTAATTGAACCAGAAACAGTAAAGTTTTCGATATATAAATTTGCATTTCTAGTACGTAGAAATTTAATTTTAGGTTTACCAGATATTCTTGTAATACTACGGATGCAATTTCCCACTACATAGAATCCATTATAAATTCTATCAATGTCATTTACTTTTATATCATAATAAATTGGAAAAACACTATTCATAGCTTGGCACGCAAACACGGCTTGCTGTGTGTCATAGAATGGGTTAGACTGTGACCCAATACACTTTAATGATGTAGCATTTCCTACAAAAATAGTGTCTCTTCTAGGGTCTATGCTTTCAAAAATAGTATTGTTGTTCAAACCTATATTGCCAAACACAAGTAATACAGGGGTATTTTGAGTCAAGCTCATATTAGAACGGTTGTAACTAAAAGTATAAAGTCTACCATCAACATATTCCAAATCTTCCATTTCACCTAATTGAAAAAGATTATTAACTATAGAGTCTAATATAATCAATTCTGCATTAGTTCCATCAATATTTATTTTTAATATACTTTCTGGAGCTGAGTATGCATAATAAAAAATACCATTATTAACACATAAGCCCTGTACGGTATAATTTTTATAATAATCTGTAATACTGAAAAGTAATTTATAAGTTACTGTAGGAGCAAGTGTTAATTCGTACATATCAGTGCCAGTACTACCATACATTGTCTTGGTTACTTTATCATAACCAATATTAACCAAAGGCAAGTCAATATTATAGACTTCAATAATATTTAATGAAGTGTCTAATTTATAAATCTTATAAGGCGCGGTAGCCGTTTCGCCCCAAGCTGTAATATACAAATTAGATTCGTCGTTTGTCATACCGTTTCCATGATACAAATTAGTAAATTCCTTATACGTATAAGTGCCACTATTTGCATTAATTTTATATATAATTTGTTTAGTTTTAGTATCATCGAATAGAAATTGATAATAATAGCCATCTAGATAAGTTCCGCCTTGAGCATAAATATAATTATTAGTTAAATCAGAATTAGTCATAAAAGACCCGTTATATCCAATTTTAGTAGTATTCATTTTTTCTATAGATTTTTTGTAAACTAATACATTATACTCATTATTATTAGAATCTTTAAAGGGAATACCATCAAAGTTATCATCAATATGAACAGGGTTGTGTGAGTAGGTCAAGGGGTTAGTCGTGACTAACTCAAAATCCTTTGATTTATTAATTACTTTGCCTGTAAACGTATTAGTTTCATTAGTACCATTTACAATATGATTTCCATCAAAATTTTCTGTCATGGTATCATGATATTCTTCTGTATTAAAACTAGTAACATCCACATTCCTGCTATTACCATATATTTCTGTTCTAGCATCACCTATATTAACTGAACTAACGCCATCAACACGGATGCTATCCGTTCCGCCAACAGCAATTTCTCTATTCCCAGTAATATTTTCCGATTTATTCTCACTAATAACTTCAGTTTTAGTACCTGTGATATTCTCGACTTTTCCAGTCCCAACTGTTTCTGTTTTACTACCTGTGATATTTTCTGTAGTATTTCCAGCAATACTAATATTCTTACCCTGCGCTAACTGTTCTTTAACCTCAACGCCTAACACATTAAAGTTATTCATTGAACCAGTATCTACAAAATTATTTGTACTATTGATAATATCAGCAATAAAATTATTTCTATTACCCACACACTTAATACAAACAGGCGTAACAGCTTTACTACTAAAACTATAAACGCCATCATTCGAACCAACTTCTAGCACACACTCTCCCTGAATCCGACCTAGCTCATTGAACTTTACATTTTTAAACTGGACTGAATCCTTGCCATTAATAACAGCAACCTTTTTAACAGCACCACCAAACACTACATTACTAACCTGTAAATCCCCACCTAAGCCATTATACACTAAACACTGATAGCCAGACTTAACAACCAGATTATACAGTAAAACATCCTTACCCAGAATATTCACAACATCCAAATCATCCGTCTGAACCTCATTATTTCCATCCAGTGTTAAATTACTAATCTGCACATTCTGTACATTCTCGCCAGACACTAGTGGTTTAGTATCTCCACCCCTCTGTACAATCCTTGTGCTATATCTATCAAAGCCAACTAAACTAACACCACTTCTTAATGTTAAACTTCGGGTAAGGTATTTGCCATACGGAAAATAAACACAACCACCGCCTTGATTGAAAGCATAATCAATGCAACCTTGAATGGCATCAGTATCATCTGCACTACCATCGCCTACCGCTGGTGTGACGCCCTTAGGCGGATATTTAACATTTAAAATATAATTTGCTAAAATATTTCTTACAACCTGGTCAATAGCACCGCTAGTAATGTAGTTCTGAATCATTTCTGCGACATACTGAGGAATATTGTTATTGTTTTCAATCAGGTCATTCAATGCCTTGCAAAATTTATTCAGCTGTTCTCCATAGCTTAAACATTCGTCATAAACCGACGGGAGAACCAACCAAGTGCAGCATTTTACTGGGTCTACATTTGTAAAATCATACATAAATTTTTTACCACCTTTCTTATTACCACAAGCCAAAAAATAAATCAGATAGTTCTTCAATCAACATCATATCAATATTAATAAAGGTTTCTCTGTATTCCATTAATAAAGCTGAATAGCTTTTACTACTCATTTTACCTCTAACACTTTCCAGATAGCTTTCTGTATCAGTCAAATTACTATTGCTTGACTTGCTTCCTTTTCTGCTACCATCCTTTTCGTTTTTGCTTTTAGAGCTACCATCAGAATCAACACTTCCGTTATTAGAAGTATTATCACTTCCCGTATTCCCTGCAACATTGTAAGTTGCATTTGTTAAGTAAGTTCCATCAATAACATTACTAATAGCACCTTGAGGAGTGTCAGAGTAATAATTTGTAGTGGTAGTAGTAGTACCTTTAGATAAAGTTCCATCATTAGAATTAGTTGTACTTTCGTCATGACTTTCATTATAATCAATACTTTCATCGTAGCTTTCACTATTGTTTTCTGTATTATCTCTAGTTCCGCTAGAATCTCTGTTACCTGTTTTACTATAGTCAACTTCATATAAAGGGTTGAATTCTAATAAAGCACTTTTATATAACTGATTGTAGAAAGGCATAATTTCATTTAACTTGGTATCAAGTTTTAGCTTCCATAATCCATAAGTTTCAAGTCCAATCTCCCTTGTATAGTAATGTTTCAAAATTTTAGTTTCCAAAACATTTCTATAACTTTCATCGAAAATAGGAAAGTCAAAATCGAAAATCTTCGGAATAGCTTTAGCAATAATGTCTTTAATTTTAGTTTGACCTACGCTTTCACTCAATCCAGCTTCTGTTTCACAAATATAACGCATTTCTGTTGTGTATTTACTCATCTTCGTTTACCTCCAACTTATCTGCATTATAAACATCTTCATTTTTATTAATTGCTTCATCGATGACATCATCGTTAAAATCAACACTTACATTCAACCCAAACATTCTATTGATTTCGTCACAAGCCTGTTTTCTCATATCAAGTCCACTATTTCGACTTGCAACCGTGCCGCCCATATTCCTACTGACTTCATCAGTAATTAACCGTTCTTTTTTCTGATAATTTGTATTAGAAATTCCTAGCCACGTCAGGCATTCATTCCAAATTTGCGTTTTAGTCTCAAGTAATTTATCTGCAACATAAGGTGCAAGAGTAGGAATTGCTTGTAAACTTTTAAGAATATCTATATCTTTATCAGCGAAAATAACTGGTGCGTTTCCTGTATATTGTTCGTAAGTATTTTTTAACGTCAATCTTTGATTCTCACTACAAGTAATTAAAATAGGTGTTTTCTGTGCTTTGATATTAACGTCAATCGTTCTATCACATTCATATAACCTACGTGCAAACATTTCGCATCCATAAATCATATTATCATGTAACTTGTTATTCCAAATAATAACGCTATCAGTGTTATCTAAGTGCATATTAAAACCGTTATTAGCATACGCTGTGCGCTTTGTAGGAATCCTATATACATCTAGCATACCACCAACCATAGTTGTTAAAGCTAAGTAGCCTAAAACATCATCATTAAAGAAAACAGCCATTCCTTGTTCAAATAATGTAAGTTCTAAAAACCTTTCATCAATCGTCTCTGGTAGATTATTCCACTTAAACCGGGATATGGCAAGTTCTTTAATTCGATTATACTGATAAATATATGCTCTATTATTCAAAAACAGAGAATCAAAATTATCAGAAGTTTTTCTTCGTCTACCCATTAAGAACTTCCTTTCAACCTGTTATCTAATAAATAGTTACCAATTTCATCACCATTCATCCAGTAAGTAATACCGTTATCATGAATAGTTTTAATATTCCTCATCGCCGTTGCTGGAATACTGCCATGAGCGTCGCAGCCTACTGTCTTTACATAGTTCCAATGCGGTCTGTTGTGTGTGCTAGGGATTTTAACACGGCGAACAGGGTATCCAAATTTATCCCAGAATGAATCTATGATTCTTGCAAATTCTTCACGAATATGCATATGCATAAAAGCGAAATTTTTAATTCGCATAGCTACAGCCGCACTATTTCCCGAATTACCGTGGGCTTGTGGCGGTAGAATCCATTTTTGGTATCCTTGTGCAACCAGTCCAGCTACAGACCCATACATCCCATATTCCAAACTCGCACCTGCTGAATACATTGAATCTGAACTTTGAATAACATCAGTTTTTCCTGTATAATTTATTACCCCACTCATCGTAGACCCTGCCAATGTTGGAATAGCACTTTGAGCCAGCCACGCTTTAAAAGAGTCTGTAGTCCAAGAGCACTGTGGAAATCCGCTTAATGTCATTTTTTCATTATAGTTAGCAATCACACCTTTGTAATTTTTAGGTACTAACAAAATTTCTGGATTACAGCTCATATCTCCAGCCATTAAAAAAGTGCATTTCTCACTTGAAAAATATTCATATGGAAAAGACGTTCCTGTGCCAGCCAGATTTGTACAGTATAAAAAATTATACGGATAAGTATAAATTTTATTATTATGAGGTGCAAATGTTTTCCAAACGTTAGATACTTTTTTATCAATATCAACATCATAGCTTTTAGCACCTGTTGAAGCATTTTCATCAATAAACGCTGTTGGCATCATAAAAATTGATACAATTCCGTCTGTTTTTTCACCGGGTAAACCTGTCAAAAATTCGTCCACAGCATTCGGAGTGTCGAATACATTAAAATGCAAACCGCCATAAATACCAGAATACAGTCCCCCTGAAACGCTTTCATATTTTTCATTAAAAGTAGCGGCTACTACATACGAATACCCTTTAATAATGCCACTGTCTACAAAATCTTCTGAAATGTATTCACCTGTTTCTAAGTTATCTGGAATAAGATTATCCCCTACTGCATCTGTAGCACTATGCTCTCTCTCAACAAAACTAGAGTCTAAATAAAAATCAAAAAACCATGTTTGTATATCGTCAATTTCAAAATAAATAGCCGCTGTTTCATTGTTAAGCCATTCTACATTAGTAATAAAAGCATAGAACCATTTATTACCATAAGAACTGTTTTGAAACATCAGATAATTACAATCAAACATATTGTCAGCTACTTGCTTAACTACCAATCTTCGCTCTTTTCTCTGATAAGTCATGTTAGTAAACGTATATTTTGTTTTACTAGTAAAATAGCTTGTCTGTGCTTCTTTAGATGCAAAATAGATAGTGTCTGAATAGCTATTGTCAAGTCTAACATTTTTTAAAACTCTAGCTATCGTGTTGGGTGCAATATACATTAAGCATTACTCCTTTTTAATGATAGAGGGAGAAAAAATTCTCCCTCATAAAGCTACGCTACCGTGATAGCACACTTTCCAGTTTTACTAGAGTCATAAGTAGACTTAGCTGTGATAGTGATAGTTCCAGTAGCACCCTCTAACAGTGTTACTTTACCTCTAACATCAACTGTAGCTTTATCGGAATCACTTGACCATGTTACAGACTGCGGTGCAAAATTTTCTGTTTTAACTGTAGCTGTCAACTGTAATGACTGCCCGACAGACGCCTTAGCCGCGCTTGGATTTACTATAACGCTTGTTACGGTAGGTGCACCTGCTACGAATAAAGCTGTATTAGCGAATGGACTAACAGAAAACGTTTTCCAAACATGATACCAATAATTCCAGTAAAGCCCCTGTCCGTTAAACTGTTCAGTAAATTCCTGTAAATTATCAAATACCATGAACCAGTCAGCGTCGATAATAACAGCTGGAATTGCATTTAATGCTTCAAGGTCTGATAAACTAATTTGTGTATAATTAGGATCATCAGCGAACAAAATATTAAGTCTTGCGATATCAAGATTTCCAAATCCATCAATCATAACACGATGCCCCATAAATTCAGCTTTATCCATGTTAAATGCACTGGCAAGAACTTCAACATCCATAGTAGCATCAAACTGTGCGTTCATAATTAAATACTGATTTTCTTTTAATGAAAACGTCTGAACACCAGCTACATTATTTTCAGAACTCATAAAGGTTAATTTATTTGATACACCTTTGATTTCTGCTGTGATAGCTTTCATGTTAGCTGTTGTGACTGCTGGAATTTCCTGCACAGTCATGTGACCGTCAAGAATATGTCTAGCGAGCAAATATTTCATAGTTAAGAACTCATCATAATTTGCACCTGTGTACATCGCATCAACGATTTTAGCGATTAAATTACTTACGCCATCCCATGACAGAAACGCCTGTTTTAATTCTCTATCAGAAATAGTTGATTTGTAAAACTTCTGATAATTCATAACATGGAAAGCACTTCTAACATCTGGAATCTCACGCTTAAATACTTCTTTTTCAGCGATTGACTGGTCAAACTGGAATGGCTTTGCAATATTTACAAAAATTTCCTCTACAGTCTCTCCAAATTCTAGCATTCCCTTTTTAAACATTTCAATTGGATTGCTATACATTTTTGAGGTAATAAGCACTCTACCAATTCGGTTTACAAGTGCTGATAAAAATTCATTCTGTAAAGCTGGATAGTCCATGATAATAGCACCAATTTCACGAATTGATTCAGCGTCTTTCGTTGCTACCGGGATATAATCTTTATAACTCTGCGTTGCGCTATTTCTGATAGCATTAAGAATATCAACACTGTTTCCAGATAACGTTTTAACCTGCGGTCTAGTAGGCATTTTAATTTCCCTCTCTTTCTACTCAAATAAATCATTAAAAGTTACGTTTTTATAATCATCCTCATCAGAGTTTTGATTACCGTTTTCTTCTTCTGAATTAGGAGTATTTAAAAATCTTTCTTTATACTTCTTTCTCCATTCAGCATCATTTTCTTCAAACTTTGTTTTCCAATCTTCTTTATCATTTACACGTTTATCATAATCGTTAAGTGTGTCTGATAAATCCTCTGTAAGCTGAATCACTTCGTCCGATGTATCATCACTAAACCGTTCTGAAAAACGTTTAATTAATTCAGCTCTATCTACTACAGCCATTATAAGCACCCCTTTTCTTCTAAAAATAACAAATAAGTAAGATATTCGTCTGCTTTGTATGCATCATCTGTATTAGGTTTGTTACCATTTCTGTATCTATATTTCCAAACATTCAAACGACAAAACGTTTTAACAGCTTCAACACCAAACATTAAACGCATTTCTTCTAAGCATTCAAATTTATGTGATTTGTAATAATCTGGTGTGTTACCGTTCATTATTTAACCTCTTTCCATTTTTTTACATCAAATAATTCTGAAAGTCTCATAGATAATGGATGATTTGGGGTTAACATTAATGTACCATTAATAATAATTACTGTGAATCCTGTTTCATGCTGATATACACCGTCTTTAAATGGCATAATATAATCACTTCCTTTCTCAAGTATCCCTTCGTCTTAAATAAAACAATAAAGGCATTCTAGTTGATGTGTGGGGCACTGGACCGGGCGGAGTAGGTGGTTCTGGTGTAACACCACTTAATTTCTGATACCAGTATTCCCCAGATTTTTGTCTAGTTGGTAATGTACTATAACTTCCTGGGCGTTCATAATTTTTCATCCAGATTTCTACCATTGTAGCTACAGGTTGAGTGTCCTGTTTATATTCGGCATATGATAATGGGAATTGTGTGGTGGGATAGTAATCTGCATACTCATCAACAAAAAGCATTTGAGCGTAGCCGTCACTAGCGTTTCCTGTCTTATTCGAAAAATTTGGTGCATAACCACTCATAGCTTTCGCACGTGAATCATTAATATACTTTCCACCCGGTGTAAACTGCGTGAAGCCATAACCGATATTATGCCAAGGAGAATTTGCTGTAGGTTGAACTTTATCTCCTTGCCATCTCCAAGGGTTGTAGCCACCCTCATGCCCTACATTTCCCCACATACCACAAAACGCTTGTAAAGTCCAGCCCCTCGAAGATAATAAAGAATATGCTTCAAGCGCGTTTTGATATGCTTCTTCAGAAGTTTCAGCATAAGCACCTTTAGCTTTTGCGTACCAAGTCATTTTTCAATCACTCCTTGTATTTGTTAATAATTGGAAGTAATTCATTAACAGCTTTTTGCACTTCTTCTGATTTGAATCCATCTTTTTTAAGTGCTGTTTTTCTATCTTCTCCATTTCCATACATTCCACCGATAACCAAGATAGCACCAGCGATTGTAGTAGGTAATTTAACAACTGCTGTTTCTAAACTCATTATTTATCACTCTCCATTCTGTCAAGCAATTTGTTCATTACTATCGTATTGTTATTGATTGCTTCTTGTAAAGATTTTGTTTCTTCTTGGTGCCTCTGGGATTCTTCAATTCTCTCTCTACGATTTTTTTCGTCTGTGATATAGATATAATATGCCATTGCCATAAGACAAACAATATTAAAACCCACATCTTTAACAGCATTTAACCAATCCAAGGTTGCACCTCCCTTTGATATTTAAAATTTAAAATTCTACAAAAATAATTAATATTTTCCCATATTTAGTGTATCACATTATTGACTTTTTGTCAATAGTATGTTACAATTAGTTTAAGAAATATTACAAAAGTATTAAGAAGGTGACTTTTATGTGCGCTTACTATGATGGAACAAAACTACTTTCCCTCACTGATTTGGACGGAAAGAAACCAGAAATATTAATGGTAACTACTAATAGAACTGGTGGAAAGACAACTTATTTTGGTAGGTTGTGTGTTAATAAATTTAAAAAAAGACAAGGTAAGTTTGCGCTTTTATATAGATATAACTATGAACTGGATGACTGTGCTGATAAATTCTTTAAAGATTTAAGCACTTTATTCTTTTCTGGAAGTGTAATGGAAAGTAAGAGAAAAGCATCTGGAATATTTCACGAACTATTTTTAGACGGGGAATCCTGCGGTTATGCTTTATCACTGAATAGTGCCGACCAGCTTAAAAAATATTCACATCTTTTTAGTGACGTTAATAGAATGATTTTTGATGAGTTTCAATCTGAATCAAATCATTATTGTAGTGACGAAATTAAAAAATTCATTTCAATTCATACCTCTGTTGCAAGAGGACAAGGAGAACAAGTTAGATATGTACCGGTTTATATGCTAAGCAATCCTGTTAGCCTGATAAACCCCTACTATGTGGAATTAGGTATATCTAACAGATTGAGAGACGATACTAAATTTTTAAGAGGACACGGCTTTGTTTTGGAACAAGGATTTATTGACAGCGCAAGTGCTGCACAGAAAGAAAGTGGATTTAATAAAGCTTTTGCTAAAAATTCTTATGTAGCATATTCAAGTGAATGCGTTTATTTGAATGATAATAAGGCATTTATTGAAAAGCCTAACGGCATTGGTAGATATTTGTGTACTATAAAATATAACGGAACTGATTTTGGCGTTAGGGAATTTGCTGATTCCGGTTTTATTTATGTCGATGATAGACCGGATACCTCATACAAATATAAAATTACTGTTACTACAAGTGACCATGAAATTAACTATGTTATGTTAAAAAGAAATGATATGTTCCTTGCAAATTTAAGATTCTATTTTGAAAAAGGGTGTTTCCGATTTAAAGACTTGCGATGCAAGGAAGCAATTTTAAAGGCTTTAAGCTATTAATAGATATCTACATGAGTGTAATTGACTGTGATATTCTGGAAAAGCACAGTTGAAAAATACTGCCAGAAAATTCCTCGGTGTTGCTTACCGCGTGCAATTCCCTTGTGTTAAAGATATAAAATAGGGTGGAAATAATTCCACCCTTATATTATTCCTGTAAATATAAGTCTTGAACTGTCATTAATTATCAATCCTTTCTATGCATTTTTTGAAATAGCCTGTATTAATTCGGCACATTCTTATTAATCATTTCTTAATACCTCACTTTCTCATTTTATAAGGTGTGTCTACAAGTAACACTCCGCCCGGTATTCTTTTTGGCAACAGCTTTCCCGGAACTTCAAGTCCTAGTTTAAAATCTTCTAGCGTTCTAGGTTGTGAAAGAAACTCTAATTCTGATTCACTATAGTTAGTTATGCCTAACTCATCGCACATCATGTCATAACCATCTACAAACCAATTTGAAATTTCTGTGATACTCATTTCAAACAAATCCTTACTATGCTCTGGCATTCCAGCACACTTTATGTTATAGTAGGGCTTTTTAATTAATTCATTATCTTCATGTGTGATATGCTCTATATAAGTTTTTTGTCTAGCAAAAATACCAAAATCCCAATTAGATTCAGCTTTCCAGCAACAAAATTCACTTGGATGTATTGTTACACCTTTTACTTCCTCTGGTTTTAAATCACAATGAATTGAGTCTGTATCAGCGTATATAAACCCCCTTTCATTTCCGTTATAATTAGCTTGCGCCGCCTTTATTGTAAAGCATCTTGCATAACTTGTAATAGCTGAACCTATAGGTATATATCCAGGTTTTTTATCTTCTTCATGAACTGACATAAATGCTATTGCGTCATTCTTTAAATAAGCAACTTTAAAACTTGATTCCATTGAAGCTGCCATTTTGCCATACAAATTATTTAAATACAGTTTTGCTAGTGTTCTTTTTGCCCCTTTGCTTTCCATTTTCTGTTTTTTATATTTATTTATATACCAATCAAATAGTCCTATTTCAGAATCGAACCAGCACCCATCTATTTCTTGATAATCTACCAGTTCATAGTGCTTTTTGATAAGTTCAAAATCCATCATAGTTAAATACAAATCAACTGTAGTTGGTTTTAAATTACCCTTGTCATCGTGATACCATTTATGATATTCTCCGTTATGAAACCAGTCAGAAGTCTCTAGAGATTCAGTACCGGGATACATCCAATTAGATTTTATTTGAATAAATGGCAAAAAACCTTTTTTCAAGTAAAATCTTGTTCTAATATGAACAAAGTAAAAACGATTTCCCTGTAATGCTTCATCTGGAATATTGCCACTCCAGAAATGAGGTTTACCAACTGGATAACGATTTCCTGATTGCGAGTGCATCATAGAGGGATACAGTGAATTAACGTCAAATGTACACCCGTATGTAACCTTTTTATTTGCTTTGCTTTTTACAAGGTAACACCAACCACCACGATATGTTTTATGTATCCATTTTCCAGCTGTTTTAGATTGGTGCTTCGTTTCATCTAATTGTATATCATAAACATTCGGAAAGAAAAAATCATATTCTTTACTATCAAATGTTTTCTTAAACTCTGATAAACAACAAGAACCTATAGTTAGCTTATTATGTCCCTCTGAATACATCATTTCAAGCGCCTCTTTTACTACTAAAACGTCATTAGCTATATACTGCTTTTCTTCCTCCGTTATATTGCATCCTGCGTACCGAAAACCCTTATATTCCATTTCAAGTTTTTGATGCTTCGTTTTAAATGCTTTTCCAATCTCTTTAACTTTAAATGGTAACAATTTTAATGAGTCACGAAATTCTATAAAATAACCTTTATATTTTACTGTTATTGTATAAAATTGTCCCATATCTGATATAGAGTATTTGATAGAATTATTAGGCATTTCAAAATCTTTTAAAAACTTACCTTGTGTTCCATCTGCATTAAATTTTTCAAACGCTTGTATAAAGTTATGCTTTAAAAAGTAGTCTAACCAGAAAACACCATCAAATTTTAAGTTATGATAATAAATTCGGATGTTACATCTCATCGATGTTAAAAAATTAAATGTTTCCTGTATGCTGTGATGTATAATCACTTCTTCTGTTCCTAGTTCTACTACCGCACTAGCCCAAACTTCGGTTGATGATTGATTTTCGTAAACAGTTGTTTCAAAATCCCCTACAAATGTTCTATATACTCGCACCCCCATTTGTATAATCACTCCAATCAGATATAAAAGTTGATTCTTCTGGCGTTAGCGGTCTATTAAGAATTAAATTTGACAACGTAATTATACTTTCGTGAAAAATTTCATAATAAGGGACTTCTAACAAGCCATTAACATTTGAAGTTATGTCCTCTTTTATTTCTAAAGTTATTGCATCTTCTTTTTCATCTTTATCAATTTGTGCATACATTGAATTTCTGAATCTATCATATTCCGTTTGTAACGTTTCACCGTCAACCCAAGTTTTACTATTAAGCAATGGTAGTCCCTCTGGTAAGATTGCATTATCTAATACAGCTCGCAACCAATCATAAAAACTTGCTCTATTATCTGTACTTGATTTTTCTTTTTCGTATTCTTTTAAATCTGAATAATCAAAAATTATCCCTGTTTCTGGGTCTAATACTTTAAGTCCTTTTTTAATATCTTTTGTTTTCATTCTTGACAGCATTCTTGCATATGCTTCGGGATCTGTACCCTCTGCTAAAAGTTCTTTTGTAGTTTTAAGGTTAAAAGAATCTATAGGTTTATAACCTTTTTCTTCAATTCTTTTATAAACTTTTTTAATTCTTTCACGTTGTATTGTATAATTTGAGCGTTTTTTCTTTATCTTTAAAATTTCACTTTTTTCTTTTTCATCGCCTTTTAAACTTATATTAATTTTTTTTCTTTTTAACGTTTTTCTAGCTTTTGCTTCATTAGTGCCATATTTTTTACTTGCCATATTATAACTCCTTTTTAATAGAAATCCCGGGTTTTTTCCCCCGGGACTCTTTTTGCCTAAAACAAATCACTAAATATTATCCTAAAACAAGTCATAAGTTAATAGTTACATTACACTACAAGTAATGAAGTCTTTCTTCCCTTTAGACTGCTTCTTGTAGACTTTAAGACTCCATTCCTCTGTAGAATCACTCATATCACACCAGATATCATTAAATGAACTCCAAAAAGATTCTGAACCAGTGTAATATCGTGTCCCATTTTTGTCTACTAATACATAATTAGTATAATCTTTGTTCTGACCATCTTTTGCTTTTTCGTTGTGAATTGCGAGTACAACCCACGATTCTACATCAATCATTACTGCTTCATCTTGCTTATCAATAAATTCTGATAAATTGAGTGCATCAGATAAATCTTTAAACATTACTGTTTCTTTCTTTGTAAGCTCCTTAGACGATTCTACTACTTTAACACTATAATTAATCATAATTTTTATTCTCCTTTAATGATTTTAGTCAATTGCTTCTTTATCTTTTCCTTTTAATGCTTCGGCTAATGCTTCTCTGGATTCGTATTTTGTAGCGTGAGCAATGAAGTTAGATTCAGTAATTGCATAGAGGGCATCAATATCAACGAAAGATAATACTGATACTACCTTTTCAGATAAACGCCCAGATTCTTCGAGTTCTTGCTTTACTTTGTTCTCAATTGATACCTCCTTTTTAATGCTGCCAGAAAGCGTGAAAGACTCTTCATGTGATTCCTTGGTGGTAATATTGTACAAAAGTACAGTTGCTTTTGTCGAGATAATTGTTCGGGTGATAATTCTCTCTCTTCTCATGTTTACGTTCTCCTTTTAATTTTATTCTAGCGTTAATAGCTAGTAGCAAGCATTGAGGGATTCGAACCCTCATATACTTGAGTCAAAGTCAAGTGCTTTACCTGTTAAGCTAAATGCCTGTAAATTCGATTGAGATTATATCCGATCTTTCAGATTCTTTATAAACATACATAATTATTTCTGAATCAGAATTTAAATATTTTTCAATTGTATCGCAAGATGCAACTAATGCGGTGTTTTTATCTTCTACAAATTGTGATTTTAAAGTTTCTAAGAAATTATTCATATTGCACCTCCTTTTTTATTTGTTTGAATAGTCATATGAGGATTCGAACCTCTTCAGCCCAGACAATTGCCCTTTGCTATGACTACTTTCGGAATTATTATGGCTTTTTGTATCTGTCTTTCTTGACTACATGTATATTATATCAAACAAATATGAATAAATTATGAACAAATCAAAATTATTTTATAATATTTTTTTTGATTAGAACGTATGTTCTTTTTTCGAATTAGTGAAAATATTTGTCATATACTTGCTTTTTATACATTTTTACTATTAATTCGGCTATTTGCTCACTATAATATCCATAGTTGAAATATTCATGAATTTTGTGTATCTTTATTCGCGCTGGCGTATCTGTAAAATAAATTTCACATATTAAGTCCCCTTTCCCTGTGCAATAGCATTTTACGTATGATTTTATTTGTTGTTGGATAAATCTTTCAATATTTTTAATGTATATTCTCATCATAAACCTCTATATAATTAGTTAATAGTTTTTTTCTCCTTTTTTAATGTCAATCTAATTTCATGACATCTGATAAATATATTTTCTCTGATAACTTATTGATGTACGGTCTACCACTTAAAGTATAACAAACCTTATGTCTTGAAAACTTGTTTCCGGGGTTGTCAATGCTTCCATTTATGAAACCCACTACATAATCACAACCATTAATAGCATCTTCAAAGTCTGGCTCGTAGAATAATAATTCACACGAATTTGAAATTGGATATACTCCAATAGGTTTTTTGTTCTTGTAAGTACCTTTTAAAGTTCTTTTCATTGTAAAAATACCTCTCTTTCTTATATGGCTTTTATAGCTTTATTGCAAGGCAAGGGATTGAACCTTGCCAGTCGTGCCTTTCACGCTTGCTTCTTATTTATATTTATCATAAATAAGCTCTAATTTGGCTAAACATTCATTATGAAACTTGTTAAATTCATATATTGGTAATGGCGAATCATACGCTAACAAAGTAAAAATGCCAGATATTTTATTTATATAGTCGTGATAATAAATAAAAGCATTATTTCTATTACTTTTGCATAAACTATCAAATAAAATGCAATAAACATTTACAATCTCATTCACTCTTTCTTTTATTTCATTCTTTGTCATGGCTTTTTCCTCTACTTTCTTATTCATTGTTTATAGTTTCATTGCAGTGAGTGGGTTTGAACCTCTCACTCTTGCTTTTTTTCTTTCATATCTTCTATTTCTTTTTCATATATCATGTTTGAAAAATCACTATATATTTCTTGTAACCAATCTGTGCGTTCCTCATCTGTTATTATTTCGACATAATTAAAACCTGCTATCATTCCTTCTATAAAAGCCTTATTCCTGCCTATTCCTTCATACGTAGCATATTTTAAATCATCTTTATAACAACGTATAAACGCTTTAACAGTTGCATATGCTTTTTCTTTTCTTTCGTGTTTTGTCATAGATTTTTACCTCGCTTTTCTTTGATAGTTTTATAGTTTCAATACAAGGAGAGGAATCGAACCTCTCACCGTGCCTTTCACGCTTGCTTCTTAAACACCTTATACGTACTGTCATCGGTGCTAATTTATTAACTATCACCATTATACCCCTCCCCCTCCCTTTCTATTTTGTAATTCCTCTTCTTTAACTGTCTTTATTATACCAAATGCAATGCTTTTTAGCAAGGTTAAAATTGC